CCTGACTTTGACCCTTGCGAGAAATGTGGGTTAGCATCTAAAAACTCTTTTACTCTTTGTTCAATTGTAAGAAGTTCTCCTTTTTCGTTATACCTAATATTAGAATTATTATCAAGTATTTCTATTCGATTATCGTCATTTAGTTTTATATCTTTTTTTAACAAATCAACAACTTGTTGTGGATTAATAGCGTTCATTTTAGAGGCAACAGATAAAACTGAATTATCAATTCTTTCTTTCTTAATTTCATTTTTATATTTAAGAATTTCAGTATTTTTTTCAGATATTCTTTCTTGCATTAGTTTTTCAAGTTCAGATTTAGATTTAGCTTCCTTAATTTCTTTTTCTTTTAAGGTTTCTTCATCTTGCTTTTTTATTTCTTCTAATTGCTTATCGTGTTTTCTTTTTTCAGCTTCTAATCTTTGTTTGATTATATTGTCTAACTGNTCTTGTGTAAAAGAACTTACTTTTGATTGTTCTTTTNTTTCTTCTTTTGTTTCTGTTGTTGCTTGAACATTTTGAGGTGCNGGTTCAACAGTTTTTATTTCTTCTGGCATTTTATTCTCCTTTACATTTTAAGTTTGCCACTAGATGTGTACCAACTTGGCGACACATAGCTCCATTGATGACGACAATTATAACCACCACGAACAATCAAAGGGTTTCCTGACTTCTTGCCCTTCCAATTCCTTCGCCATAACTTTTTGACTTCATCAATTGTGAATAGTCCATTTATTCGTTTATTATATACTCCTGAAATCATTTTTTTGCAATGCTCTCTTGATGTGGGTATAATTCCACCTTGATATTTAAGCCATTTTAAACCAGCATCACTTGACTTTGCGAGGTTAAGTTGTGCATCAAACTCTCTAATAGAATCATTTAAAATAGTACCAGTATATCGTTTCATGTTTTCACCTGTTCTATCAGCGGCAAATTTACTCTGTAATGTTTGAATATTTTTATCTAATTTTTTTCTTAATTTTCTTCCAGCAATAGTTCTTTTATCTAATTTTCTTATTTTTACTTCATCTCTTTTAATAATTTTAACTATCTTATTTAATTCCTTATCATCTGCTCTAGCATAAATTCCATTAACTGTTTGCCTTAAATCTTTTTCTAACTCAACAAATTCTGCACCTGTTAAAGTAGATTGATAAACTTTTTCAGTTAATTTTCGTGTAAAAGTGTTAGATACATCTTTAAATTGAGTAAATGATTGTTTTTTGAGATTAGTAATCAATATCAAGTCAGCTTTAGTTAATTGTTGAAATTTTTTATTGATTTTTAATTTTTTAAATGCTTTTTCAATTCTTTTGGCTTGTTTATTAAAACCTTGTCTAACTACTGTATCACTCCAAGCTAAATATTCTTTTTCTAATATTTGTCTAATTTTAGGTTGCATTGCTGTTGCTATTTTTAAATCAAATAGTTTTCCAGCATTATTAATAGGTAATGTTTTACCAGTAAGACTTGTTATCTGTTTTTCAATATTGTCTAAAACTTTAATTAAGGATTCGTAATATTTGGCTTCGGCTAATTCAATAGCCCTAATTCTGTAATTTGCAAAATCTTGAATAATATCTGACATTCATTAAACTTCCTCTTCCTCTACCTCTTGATCTTCTTGTTGAGGCTCTTCCTGAGTAAATTGTCCAACTTCCTTATTGGCATCTATTTCATCAAATATTTCACTAAGTTTTTCATCATCATCTATTACTGCTCTTGCTATCTCTTTGTCAATTTCTTTATTTAAAGTTGGTGATGGAACATTAATTGCTTTGGCTTGTTGATAGAATATTAAATCACTTGCATAATCTCTTATGTTAAATGAATCAGGGTAGTTTATTTCTCCATCATATTTGGCATTTTGATAATCGGCATATAGTTTAAATAATTGTTCTTCTGCTAATTGTAAATTATCTGCTTTTTCAGATAGTCTTGCATTAAGTAATTCAAATTCTGTTTGTAAAGCTATTCCACTTGATACTGCTGTTTTAGTTGTTCTTACTGCTCCTGTATGTGCTATTCTATTTATNGCATCAACTTTTTTAGTAATTGAATCCATAATTGAGGTTAAATTTTGTCCTGATGGTTGTAGCAAATATGGTTTNAGATTTGGTTCCATTTCTTCTGGTATTTCTATAATAGCGCCAGCTCCAGCACTAGCATTTACACCTGGAGTTTTTACTAATGATGGGTGGTTAGTTAATCTTATTAATTGTTCTATTTCTGAATATTCGTTATAAATAGATTTTTGTAAATCAGATATATCTGTAAGATCAGATTGACCAATGCCTTTTTTGTGTGATTTTGCATTGTATAAAATAACTGCTGGTATTTTGCCAATCTGGTTAGTGGCAGTATCTATCAAAATAGGTTTCGTTCCATCTGCATTTAAGTAAATAGTATCAACAATATCTTCATACCAGCATCTAAAGTATGTTCCACCTTGTTTATCTACTTCCTCTCTTATCTTTAAATAATCTAAAACATATTTTCCATTTGGAAGTCTTTTATAATTCCAATCAAATATATTTTCAGGAGTTACTATTGATAAGTAAGGTCTTATATCTTGATTAAGTTCTTCTGCCTTTGTGTTTGTTTGTATTTTAGGTTTGTCTAATATTAAAAAACAATGACCGTAAATAGATGAATAGTTTTGTGCATGTTTAATAACACTTGTAAAATTATTGCCCTCTAAATCAGCATCTTTTAAAAATGTTTCTAAACTAGCTTCTTCTGCCATAGAGCCAAAATCCCTTGAGGCTTTTACTCTAAATAAAAATGATGAATAGATTTGAATAATATTTTTACAATGGTTATCACAAGGAGTGTTTAAAAGTCTTTGATTAAATTCNTTGTCAAGCTCTAAATTATATCTATTTAAGTATTGNCCTACCTGATAATCAAATCCACCNTTATATGATCTTATCCAAAACTGCCAATGATTTATATTTTCTTGAAAATCTTTGTGTGTTTGTAAAATTTTATCTCTTGAATAAGCCATATTGTCTTTGTTTTATATTCCATCTTTGAGGTTGATATGTGAGTGATTGTGTAATTAATGGTTTAACTATTTCAATTAAATATCCAATGCTATCGTTCATGTGATCGTGACCTTCTTCCTTGTCAGGAATGTTTGTGTTTTCTTTGTACACCTGTCTTTGTAAACCTTTTTGAATAATTTTGCAAGATGGTGATACAAAAATATATCTAATTCCATTTGCAGATTTCAATCTTGAATTAACTGCATTCACTCTATCTCTAATTGGGCTATGTCTTATTTTACATTTAACATTAAACCCAGCATTTTGTAAAATACTTAAATCAGTTCTTCCACCAGCAGAAGTTTTTCTTTGCCTACAAGCTGGATCAGGATAAATAAATATTTTTTGTTTGCTTCCATACCTATCTCTTATTTCCTGTACCATTTCATCAGTATTACTTGAGTAAATAATAATTTCATCAACAAAATATATATAATCTTTTTCTATTTGTGCAACACAAGCTGACATTGGGTCTACATTAAAATCTAATCCTATATGTAAAGGTTTAGACCAATCTATTTCTTTAGGTTTAACATTATCAACAGCATGGAAATTGTAATAAACAGCACCAGCATAATTTTCAAATGAACCCTCAAACTCTTGTCTAAATGTTCTTATATCTAAATCTTGTTTAGCTGATTCTATTTCTTCTGTTGAAACTATCCCACCTTGTAAAGTAGTATATTGAAAACTATCCCATTCTTTTTCATGTTGTCCTTTTTCATACATACGATAAGACCAATTACCATAACCTTTAGGAGAACCGCACATCAAAACATCACCAACTGTATCTGAAATACTTGCTCTTAATACTTCCGTCCAAGCCTTTTCATCTATATCAGCAAATTCATCTAATACTAAAAAATCAATACCAACACCTCTTAAATAATCATAGTTCTCACAACCTTTTAATGATATGGTACTTCCTGTTTTTTTAATCCTTATTTTTAAATTTGATTCATTAATATCTTCAACCCAATTAAAATCTAATAACATCTGTTTTAATTTAGACCATACTATTTCTCTAGCCATTTTAAATGTGGGAGCTACATACCAGATTGTTTTATTAATCTGTGTAGCATATTTCATCATTTCAGTAATACAAAGATAGGTTTTACCAAATCTTCTGCCTGATACTAATACTCTAAATCTCTTATTGGATTTGCTTATTTTATGTTGTGGGTTTGTAAGAGTGATCTTCATTACAACCAAACTTTATATAGATTCTATGCTTATCAACTTCATCTTTTCCCATTGCTTCAATTNTATCATAAGCTTTTTTATAACCATCTAACATACATTCATAACCACCTATATAAGATTTTTCAAATGTAAAAGGNGGCATACATTGACCTGAAACTCCTGAACATATAATCATTGTTAATATAAACTTCATTACTTATCTTTTTTATCATAATACTTTCTATGTGTTTGCCATTTCCAGCACCACAAATGTATTCTCTGTGTAGTTTTTCCTACAATTTTTAAAAACCAATCAATCATTATTATACTCATTGTCATAATTAAGGATATTAATACTTTCTATGTGTTTGCCATTTCCAGCACCACAAATGTATTCTCTGTGTAGTTTTTCCTACAATTTTTAAAAACCAGTCAATCATTATTATACTCATTGTCATAATTAAGGATATT